GCGGGGTCGCGCAAAGTAACATCTGACGCAGCAGTTACCAGAGATTCAGTATATTCAAATCCCACTTTTCTTCTTTGAGCAATAGAATATGGATCAACAAAACAGCTAATTTTTTCAGTTACTACAAATTGTCTATTTAGATATACAATACCTGGGGAAAGTTGTATCCTGAGAGCCTTTCCAAAATACCTATTATCGACATTAGCATCATTGGCCCCTGTGTTATCAACAACAAAAGTTTGATCAGTATAGTTAGACGGTCCTTGTATCGTTAAAGTTTCACCGGCGGCGAAATGTGCATATGTACTGAAATCACCTGCCGTATATTTAACATAAAAGGTTTTCGATGCTGGCGCACCAACTAGTGTGCCTTCAGATGAATTAAGAATTCTTGCTTCTAACCCCGTTGTAGAGCCAACTACAACTTCACCCACATAATTGGTTAAATCTGTGTTTTGTATTGCGGTGCCACCAAAATCAATATCCGTAATTTTGATGTAATCAATGGCTTGAACTGCTTCCTCGCAGCCAGATATAATAGCACCCTCTTTTAAAGTGAAACTGCCCAGATTTGCAAGTTGCTCTTGGAGTATTGTTTGAACCTGTGTCAATTCTCTAGCTTGAACTGCAACACCAGGCTTAAACAAAATTCGATTATGATTTTTGTCTTTATCAAAATCATCAAAATACGGTGAAGTGTTTAAATTGAGTGCCATTTAATTATTCCTAAAACGTCAAAATTGCTTTTATGGTTTCAACTTGGTCTGGTTGTCTATTAATAGTTGACCTATTATCAAAATATACAACCTCACCAGTAGTGTAATCTATTTCCGGTTGGATCCTACTATTTATAACTAGACCTGTAGCGGGGTCTGTATTATTAACAAGTATGCTAGTATTAGACAATAATCTGATTGATGGAAGTAAAAAAACTTGAAAAGTTCCACTTCCATCATCTGTTTTTTGAATTACTGTGAACTCACCGCCATCACTTGAAGAAATGCTATCATCAATATTGTATGGAGCGGAGTCAGCTACATCTATCATATAACAAGCATTACCAGTAGCAGCGGTATATGGTGCTGTTGGACTAACATATGGATAGATGTTTTTAATCAAAGCCACTTGCCTAAAATCATTATTTAAAAATACATCAGTATTAGTATTGTCACTTAAATTAACTACAATACCAATACGATTTCCGAATAGTTCATTGATTGGGTGAGAGCTATGTCCAGATATCGGAGATATGATTGCTCTCGCAGTTGCGTCCTGCCCGTTGCCCGCTAATTGGGAAAAACTAATGTTAGCGTAAGTGTATCCAGCACCTTGAGATGTCGTTAGAATGCTAAGGATTTGTCCCGTATCTGGGTCAACTGTAACAGACGCCTCTGCACCTGAGCCATCACCTTCAATAACAACAGTGGTATCAGCCGCGACATAGTTTGTTCCAGAAAGAATAACAGAAATTTTATCTATTGTACCACGAACTGCGGTTGACTCCATGTTTGCTTGTAATGTGGGTAAAGAATCAACATCACCGACACTTGCATATGCATCAGCGCCGACTCCTCCGGTAGTGGTCGTGATTTGAACAAATGCAAAAGAATATCCAGAACCAGGAGTATCAACCGTTATACTAGTTATTTCTCCGCCGGTTATATTAGCTGAAGCAGTAGCCCCTACACCGTCACCTATGATCGAAACTGTAGTAGTGCCAGGTGAAGAATAACCAGAACCAACATCATTCATAACAATTAAATCAATTTCACCGTTAACATCCCCATACGGCAGCTGCGGGTCGGTTGTAAACTTTCTTACTGGAAGATAATTACTGTCTAAAAATTTATTTTGGTCAGAAGCAGATACTTGAAACATAAATTTCCACAGATAACCATCTTCTAGAACAGCAGGATAACCAGTTGTAAACTCAGGTTTGATTGTACTGGGAGCTCCATTATTATTGTCTAAACATTTATATACCTTAAATTCATTTGTAAGTACATAAAAATTTGCATCTGCTAAGGTTGTTGCTCCAGAGTATGCCTGATATGTTGGGGTTTCGCCCGCTGTTCCAAAAACATCTGAATAAACTCTACCATACGAATCATCATAATCATCATATACTGTGTTTTCTACCCAATCTATTCTTCTAGTAAGGTGACACACATCAGCAGAGCTAACTAATGTGGTGAATATCATATCCCGTCTAAACTTATTAATCATGTGTGTAGAATCAACGGGGTTGTCTGGGAGAGCCTCATCGACCCATTCTAAAGTTTTTCCTATAGCAACATGATAATAGTCATTGGTATTTACAATGTCTCTATACATCGATCTAGAAGCGTCTACTCTACCTTGCCTTGTTAAAAGAACAGCCATTTATTCACCCATTAGGATATAGTTATAGTCCAAGTTATAGTCATGCTATCTAGTGCGGTTTTGTTTATCACAGAAAACACTGTGCGACAAAGCATATCACCGGCAGAAGGATCATTAAAAATACCAGCCTCTTCAATTGCACCAGTACCAGTGCCAGCAAGAAAAGTGCATACATATGTTATAGTATTAGCAGTGACTATGGTTGGGTCTAGTGCTGTACGTGAACCGGCAACAGCAGTTACCAATATAGTTTCATTTGCAGCAGCGGCTGTACCACCTGTACCAATTTCCATATGAGACATTACAGTTGCATTCGCGTCTTTCATGCGTTCTGCAATAAAAGCTAATCCTGAATCGACTACTAGATTGTCTACAAGGAAGTCTTCCTTGATTTTTTGATTTTCATCTCGCAATACAACATGAACCTTACCTGTTGCGTTTGTTGTTTCTTTATTAAACATTCATGTCTCCGTTATTTTTTATATTTAGACTTCTAATGGCCAACTATAAGATATAATTTGTGCCAAAATAGTCTTCACCGTAGTATTCTGAGTCTATATAATTTTGCACTAATGCCACGCCAGTTTCACTTGTCACGGCGAGGTCTGTCTGTATTGTGTTTATATTTATACTACTTATTTCCTCAATTATATTCATTGAATAAGTTAGTTCATTTAAAATTCTCAATTCACCAAATACCTCCCAACCAGCTGGATGTACTGTACCTCTTAAATTCGTATCCCACACAGACTGAGGGAAAGAAGATTTAATAATATAGGAATAGCTTTGATATTTTGCATTGTCTTGAAGTCTATTTACATTAGAAAGTTTTCCTCTATCGTCAGCATATTGTCCTTCGTATTGAAAAAGATACCCAGTAAATATAGGTACTATTATTTCTTCACCTGTAACAGAATAAAGTGATATATTAGTTGTTGCGTTTACAAACGAATGCCCCGAATCAATGACTGTCCATAAATCTGGCACTCCATTTGCATCAAGTCTTTCAACCCTCACATAGGCTTTATTTGCACCGCCAATAATAACATAATCTTCAGCAAAATAATCAAATGCATAACCGATGGCATCATCACCATTTTCATTTACGAGTAAAATTTGCCCGATTTGAAATCCTGCATTGGTTTCTGATCCAGAGTATACTCCTGCGGACGCTGATAATAAACACCTATCTAAATAGGCTTTTGCGTTTGCATCAATATTTTGGTCAGCTCTAAGTGTTATAAATGTTCTAACTGGATCAGTATCAAAAATGAATTCGGCAGTTGCTTGCGTATATCCGGATCCAGGGTCTAATATAACTACATCATCAAGGGAACCAGTTTCGGTGACTTTTACAATCGCAGACGCTGGGGTAGTATTAGCACCGAAAAATTGTAGTATAGGTGCAGCAGTATATTCTAATCCAGTATTTGATATTGTAATGTCATTAATACCCAACTCACCATCTAACAATGTTTCTACATCAAATGTTAAGTCCGGGGCGCCACCGCCGCCAAGGACTGAATCAGGTACTGTAATAATTTCATCAACAACAAATCCAACACCGTCATCAGTTATTACAACACTAGCAGCGCCAGCGCCATCGACCGTGATTTGGAACTCGGCGGTGCTGCCAGTGGCATTAGTAGTATAGTTGACTGCCGTCGGGTATATACCGGCTTGCCTTGAAACATGGGGCGCACCAACATTATCTACAGTTGCAATAGGCCCCTCAAATACAATTGCTCCTCCGGCGTTCGAACCTGGTCCGGGTATAATAGTTGTATTGTCTTCTATATCTATGAATATTTCATATTCTTGAGGTGAAGAATATGCAATTGCTAAAACATCAGATACGGTAGCCGGTATAGTTTTAGATACTGTAACAAAACCTGTTGTATAGAAGTAAGTTATGTCAATTATTTTACCAGTTAACCCTAACACAGCCTCATGGTTTGCAGCTACATCTATGTCACCTGTAAAGGCACCTTCAGTAATTAAGAGCTTATTTGCAGAAACAGCCTTTACTGAAGTAGGTTCTTGCCATCTTCCATCAGATGCACGAATAACATATTGACTGGGATATAGTATATCAACTTCTTCATTGAAGAATATCCGAAAAAATGTTTCAATAGAGTTTCTAGATCCTTTAGTTTCATAAATATATTTTATATTCTTGTATAAAGATGTTCGGTCCACAGCAACATTTTTAGACCAATTTGCTGCTAATTGTGTCGCCCATTTATCTAATTCTGCGTCGCCTGTAGTATCAATATTATTGTAGTTAGTGTTTATTAGAATATGAATTGGATTTCCTTCTTCTTCCATCCATTCATAATATTTTTCTAAAAACTGCATGAAAGTAGAATATTCTTCCCTAACAAATTCGGGGACTGAATATTTTATTTTGTCTTTAAGTGTATTATCATATTCAGTTGAAGACCCTGAAGCAAAGGAAAGATTTGCAGTAAGTTCACCACCCAAGACTGGCCCAGATAATGCTACATCAGGCGATGAAGTGTATCCTGTACCGATATTGGTAACTGTAACAGTATCAATCTCCCCGGCGGAAACAGTACACACAGCAGTCGCCCCGGCGCCTCCACCGCCTGTGATGGTAATTGTTGGGGGGGTTAAGTCATCGTAACCACTGCCGGCGGCGGCAATTGTTAATGAAGATACATACCTATAATAACTAGGAATATTATGTGCCATTATTCATCTTCTACATATTGTGAAACTAGAATATCTAAACCTTTTCTTGCACCTGTCACCGGATTCAAAACAGTGTCATCAACTCTTAAAACAGTGTTCTTAGAAGGCTTCGCCTCGACAGCAGAGGTTATGGGATCAGAGACTCTAACCAAAGTTTGTGTTTTAATATCTTTATCATCATCGTGCGGTTTCATGTTTATTCGAATAAATGTATCGCTTCCAAGATATGATGATACTGTTAAATTTAACAATGTGACAATTCCGGTATCATAGTCAATGGTTCCGACCTTAGATAAACGATTATCATTATTATCGTTTAGATAAATTACACCGCTGCCTGTGTACTCAGGGGGGTTGACGCCTGAATTAGGTACATCTACCATTTTTACTTGAAAATCTCCGCTAGTAATTACACTATTAAACCAAGTAGAATGTAAAGTTCTTGGCTCGACATGGCTGTTAAAATTTAAGGTTACACTTTCTCCAAGACCTAAACTACCCATAGAATGTCTTACTTGTAACTTGGGGTTGATATTAACAGAAATAATAGATGGCGATGTATCTTTAATGTATTTGTGTAATTTGGATACATAAAAGTTTTTATTCAATACATTAAGTTCAGTAGAAAAATACGTGTCGGTTGCTCCTTGGATTCCTGATTGTATTTGTCCCGATGTTAAAGCAGTCGTTTTAGGATCATAAATTATGCCCACAATAAGTTGTATATACACATATGTAGGATCAACGAACTCTGCCAATATTCCTACTGGAGCTTTCGGTGAAATAATATCAGTTCGGATAGTATCCTTATCATTCTGTGTAATGATTTGCCCTGCTTGTGGAGTTAACGATATAAAAACCTTACCGTATATAGGTGGATCATTAGTTTCCCCTCCCCAAACTGCACAAGAGTTTATGTTTGAATTACTGTTTAGAATTAAAGACTGATAATCAGTAGACGTAACAGCTCTATTTCTAGTCTGGTTAAACCGAGGAGCAGTTTGCCTAATAGAATCAATCGACTCTTTAGATTGACCACCACTTGCCTGTGCGCCCAGAGTAATCAATCTATTTTCACTTGCACCTGTCAACACTGAAGCACATGAAAAAGATTTGGCTGTATCTGTTACATTGCCGTTAGTAGTAATGTAATCTACTATTACCACATTACCCACGTCCAATTTTTTTCCTATAATATTATCACCGAATCTAAGCAAATACAACCCATCCAAATCTTCTTCTAAAAAATATGCCTTTGTTGAAGAACTAACTTCTGTAAAGTTTGAGTATTCGGTGTATGTATTTAACCCAAAATTTGTTCCAGAGGTTTGTACTCGTACTCTGATAGTAGTTGTATCAACATTTATATTCGGGATGGTGAGAGGCCCAGATTGATTATTGATGTCAATTAAAAAACTATTTGAAATTCTAGTTCCTTCTGTTATTTTCAAATCATCAAAATAAAAGCCAGTACCAGCGGTACGTGTTTCTTTTGCAACTACTACGGTTTCTCTAGGATAAAATATATAAGACGTATTATCCAATGAGGTTGTAAAGGGAACATCTCTACTTAAAGTCATTAGGTTGGAAGTATAAGCAGCATCAGGGATAACTGAGAAATCAATGGTAGCAGTTGAACCTCTAGCAGACCGAGGAGTGTATCCTAAAGATTTTGCTATAGACACAACAGAGCTTCTTTTTATTGCAGAGTCGAGAAAATTCTCATTTGCTAAAAGATGAGTTAACATTGCATTGTAATGTGTATTGTATGCAAGTGTATCTAAAAGAACATTCAGGCCTGAACCTTCAAAATCATAATCTGAAAATTCCGATTGACCTTGCAAAAAGGTCTTTAAAGACTGTTTTATTTGTTCAAAGTCTAATTCAGAAACGTTTAACTGTGCCATTTTATTACCTTAATCTTTGCAATGAGGTGTATAGAGTTTGTGGGGAGCCGAACCCTACAACATAATATCTAATATAAATATCATAAGAATTATCATTTTCCCCCAACAAAACTTCTACATCTTCTACTTTAGCTCTTGGTTCATATGCTGCAATAAGTTGTTTTATTGTTTTCTCTATAACAGCTATAGTTGTCGAGCCGGCATTTTGAAATAACAGACCTCTTATATTTCCACCTTTTGTCGGTGCAAAGGGTCTTTCATAAAAGTTTGTCATTATCAAAACTTTCAATGCTTGTTTTACAGCATTAATATCTGTTTTTTTAGAGACATCACCTGTGACCGGATGCGGTTCAAAACCGAGATCTAAGTCAGTGTATAGTCGGGTTACTTTTAATCTTTCGATGGCCATATGTGTATTTATGCCTATAGGTTGCCGAACAATCCAGGAAATACCAGATTAACTGCTCTTTCTCCAGCTTCTCTAGTGTGTCGAGTCACCTCAATGGTAAATTCTGGTTTCAAAATTTCTGGAACCGGTGCACCTAATAATGCAGCGATTGGGTCTGTTGATGGGAAAGTAATTGGAAGCCCCCTTAAAATAAAATTGATAGAGCCGGATTCGTCAACTTCTTCGGTGTAATTGGGTAGTTGTTTACATAGATTTTGTAGATCGGCTACTCCTGTTTTGGCTAGACGAGGAATATCTTCAATAGAAAAATCTCCTAAATCTACACCTGACCATTTTGTTTTTAGTCTGTCAACCTCAGTCAGTGTATCTTCTACAGATAAAACGACATCAGTAGCAGTAGCCACAATAGGTGTTATTTCATTAATAAACTTAGTTATGTCTGCCTGTAAGCCTTTAATTTCTACAGGAAGATCTATTTGTGGTATAGCACCTTTGATTGTATCTTCAATACTTCCTAAAGCAGATACCACTTCAGCATATTGAGCCCCAACACCTGCCATTTCAGCGATGCCTGCTCCGGTAGTTGGAACGGGGAATGGTAATAATTCTATAAGACCCATCGGTCCTTCGCTCAAAGCATCTAACGAGTCTAGTACTTTTTGTTGGGCTTCAGTTAATTCACAACTCATATATTACTCCTTAAGGTGTCGGTACACCAGATATGCCGCCGCCAGTTTGTACGCCAAGATGTTTGTGTGTTCCAAGTACAATAGTGCCTTGTTGAACAATAGGTGCTGTGACCGATATTGTTGAACTGAGTGCGCCTGTTACTGTGTATACTCCAGTATGTCCTGTGACCCCAGTAATTGTTCTTACTGGGGCAACTATTGTTTGAGTCGGTGCTGCTAATGTCTGCGTAACCGAAGCTTCAAACAACTGAGTCCCGCCAGCAATTATTTGTGAAGTTGTGCCCGTCAATGTCATACCTAAACCTGAAGCTCTTATAGTGCCTACCGGTGCCAATATAGTTACGTTGCCAGTACCTGCTGTTGCACTAAAAGAACCACCCGCAATTAAAGTCGTGCTTAAAGTAGATTTGAAAAAATTATTTTTTCCTGACACATAGTATGATGATCCACCAGTAAATATGCTTCTTCCTCTGACAGCCTCACTAAAATGGTTTCCACCTACTCGTTGAGCGTAGTCAGATTTAATACTAACACCTACGCTAGTACCGACTTCCAACAAATCATTTCCTTCTATTTTAGTATGCCTAGACCCCTTGACAAAAGTTGTTAAATTGCCACCGATCTCCTGATACATGTTACCGTCTACACGAAGTTTACAATTACCTTTAACTGTAACATTTAAGTCGCCTGTTATAGACACATTTTTATTTCCAGGTGCGCCTGCTTCATTTCCAACAACGATTTCATAGCTATCGCCTACAATCTTTATTACTTTTGTTCCATCTGCTTGAATTTCATAAAACGTACCTGAGTTATGATATTCATGTATCCTGCCGTTGCCAGGAGTATCGTCTACTTCAAAAATGTGTCCTGATTCAGTTTCGGTTACATGGTTGTATGG